GATCATCCGATCAATCGCATCGACGAGCTCTTGCCGTGGAACGTTGCTGCAAAACTCAAACCACTTCAGCTCGCCGCCTGATCGTCAAGACGGCCACGCCCGTACGCTTACGAACGGCCGCTCGGCTGCTTAAAGATCTCGACGTTATCCGGAGGGTTCGTCTCGAAGAGCTGATACCACCAGGAGTCATCATCGGGGGGATTCGTATCGAGAATGATTCCGGGGTCAATGCAACCGCCATCGCGGACCGACGGATACCGCCCCACACGGCCCTGTAGCGCCTTGATGACCGCCCAGGGCAGCTCTCGGGCCTCATTGCCCCATGCGCCCGTGAGCTCGAGCGAGAGAAGGTTTGAGACATGCTCGGGACGATCGAGTGCGCGGAACAAGATCTCAGACGTAACGACTGAGCCGTCATCAAGCGGCATCTTGAGGAAGTAATTGTGATCCGACTTCGCATAGGTGCCGAACACGCTATCCGGCAACCAATCAAGCCAGGTCTTAATCGACGTATCAGAGAGCTGCCGGTATGTATTGCGGACCACGGCAAACCGCGAGCGTCGAATACCACCAACGTCAGGCTGACGCGCCGCCCATTGCACTACGTCCATGACACAGCCGGACGACTTACCGGACCCGAACGGGCCCATTAGCCCGCGAATGAACTTCCGAGATTGGCTGAAGCGTCCGATCGTCGGTACGAGAGCGTAGTCGTACTCGATATCAGCCATTGGCTGGGCGCTTGATCACAAGTCGCGTGGCAAGCGTCACTTCACCCTCGACGGTGGTTTCGGTGCGCGCAAGCTTCGGGATGTGGTACTCGGCCATATCCATGGCGAGCTTCACGGCAAGTCCGGGATCCGGCTTGCGCAACCAAGTGAGTTGCGGCTCACCGCTATCGCCTACGATCGGCTTGCCGTCCCGATCAGTCGCGGACTCCTTCTCGCCTTCAGCAACGCTCGCCAGCCAGCGCCCGAAGTTCTCTGCATTGGTGTCCAAGACGCGAGCGATCGCCTCCCTGACGGCCGCTGTGGCCTTATTGGCGCAGCCCTTGGGCCTTCCAGGACCGGGCTTGCCTTCGCCTATACGGGCGTTATCAGACGTTTTTTTATCAGCCATCGATCAATTCAATACGGCACGATTTGTGACGGCATCACGAAAGGAACGCGCTGGTATGGGTCTTGCTCCATGCATCAGGTGTCCGTTAGCGTATGAGCCATGGATATGGGAATGGCCCTCACGATCGTGCTTCGGCCGATTACGACGGTGTTGATCATCACGCTTGTACTGGCACCGATCAGACGATTGTTTGAACGACTCATGCCCGAAGGTCGCACCAAGCGTTTCCTACTGCGTGAGATAGGGGACAAGAGATCCCCCAACGCCCGGTAAGCCGGCCTGAACGTACGGCGCCACCAATCGTCCGAGAACTGCAGGAGGCGCGAGCGTCGAAGAAGATCCGACTGCCGCACGCGCTAACCCACCTCCGGGGGCGCTCAGATAAGCTCGCGAGAGAAGGTTCGCCGGAATCCCGAGCGCGAGATCAGTCAGTTTCGGGGAAGAGCGCGTTGCCGTCCCGGAATTCCCGACCAGTGGTTTAAAGGCTTGGGCAAAACGCGTGGCGTTGTAGGCGTCCGATTCGTTACCACCGAAGAGATATCCGCGTTTATCGCTCTGCTGCAAATAGTTCGCAATGCTCGTTCCGCTCACGTCTCCCGTTGTGGAATTCAGGTTGCCGGTGCGACCCGTAAGCTGCATCAGAGAGCGGTACTGCTGCCGAGCCGCGGCGTACTCAGCCGATTCAGGTCCGGTCAGCGTGCTCTGCAGGAGATCGTCGACGTGGTTCTTGACCGCGTAAAGCGCCTGCCCCCAGTCCCGATCGCCGGTCGGGCTCATCATTTGTTTCGAAGCCGCACGGCCTAACTTGCTGCTCAAGCTTCCGAGCTGTTCGCCATTGATCTGGCCCTGAGAGGTGAGCGACTCGAGGTCTGACACGAGTGGATTGTCACGAACGCTTGCGTTACCGGGTAGAAGCCCGCGGGCTTGCTGATCGATGGAATCGAGAACGCCTGAAGTCGTTTGGGGATTTATATTGACCACATTGGCAGGATTTCGTGCGTTCTCAAATATCGAACCGAGCCGATCATTGGCCTGGGAGAGTACCTCGGAGTCGACGGTATTGGAGTTCTCGCCGATCGCGCCCGCCCACGCTCGATTCAGCGCTGTTTGATTGCCCGCTTTGAGCGCGTTAATAGGCCCTGAGGTCCAGGGTTGAGATTCAAGCTTCGCCTCGAATTGCTGAAGAGCGACACTGCCTGATTTCTGGCCAGGAGTAAGGCGCATCGCTAACTGACCGCCGGCATCGGCTGCGGCTTGTTGAGCGCCCGTCAATCCCGGCGCGGAGCCTCGAGCAGTCAGCCACTTGCCAAGGAGATTGCCGCCGTATTGGCTAACGACTCCAAGGCCTGCGCCGACCCCCGTGTTTAGCGCGCGCGATTCATCAGCGGTAGTAGGAGTAAGCGCCCCATATAGACCGCCAACCGCTGCGGCACCGCCATAAGTCGCGACTCCCGGAACCCCCGCGAGCGGTACTGCAGTTAAAGCCCCCGTCGCCAGTTGGCCGAATTGTCCACCGGCTGTCGCGTTTACTGGAGCATCAAGAGCGCGCTTGTCGGCTGCATATTGAGCCAGACGTGCGGCATCTGAGCCTCCAGTGATCAGGTCAGAAAGCCCCGCGGGCGCGGAACTCGCCGCGATTTGTTGAGCGGCCAGGGCCTTGTCTGTAAACCAAGCCCCCGACCCGATGAGCGCGTTCTCACCGAAGGTGTTGCCCGACACGGGGGAGTTTGCAGCCTGCGCTTGGGGAGAGCCGGTTGGCGCCATCTGATTGTTGCCGATAGCCTGCACGCTCTGACCACTCCCGTAGTATTGAGGCGGCGTCCCATCCTGCAAATACTGCAAGGCTTGGGTTGAGACTTGCTGCAAGTTTCCGGCTTGAAGGTGCTGCAAGTCAGCGGTTGAGATCAAAGACAGGTCCATTTATTACCTCTTGCGTCGTGCGAGTTCGGCTGCGGCTGCTTGGGCAATATCAGTGATGCTCGGCATATCGCTAGGTGCCTCCGGGCTGTGGTTGTTATCCGCCATGCCGCAGAGTCTTTCGAGTGCGTCGGCAGGAATGAGAGATCTTTTCCCCACTTTGACGAGTCGCAAGTGGCCGCGCGAGACTTCGCGATACAGCGTTGAGCGAGACAGGTTTGATACGATTTCAGCCTCCGCGATGGAGTAACTGAGTCGTTGGAGCGGCACTGTCTGAGATTCCATATGAGTCAGACACATCAGATCCATTCGCGTTCAAATTTGAGAGCTCCAATTGTCACAATTTGCGCAGGTGTGTCAGCTAAACAACTCCGTACGTTGAACTGGGATAATTCCAAGGTAAGCGATAAGCGTGTGACCATTCCTTTTTTATAACTGCCGCCATGTCGCGCGCGCGTAATGGTCCGAAAAGTCGGGGTCGCAATTTGTTCAGGAAGCGTCATCTTTGAATACTCAAAGACCAATCTGTTCCGCGGCGCTTCCATTAGTTGGCTTCCGCTCAGTGAGGTTTGCGACAAAACGGTCGAGCCATTGATCGAGCGTCGCCACGCATTTACGCGCCATTGCGATATCGTCTGCATTGAACGCCCTAGCGGCTTCCGCAGCGTCATTGGCGTCGCAGAAGGTGGCAAACGAACTTAGGGCAGCGCAGGTAGCTTTGAAGCGCGCGGGCGCTGGTGCCGGCTCTAGGACGCGCGATTGTTTGCCCTGCTCGGCCAATTTTGTGACGGTGGGCGGCGCTGAACTCTCGACATGCTGTTCAAAGTCTTCCGCCGGTACGGATGCCATGCGCAGAGCGGTCTTGCGTCGATGCTCGGACAGACCTGCGGCTTCAGCGGCGGCGGTTCTTGAAAGCGGGAGGGCGCCCTCCTGCTTTAGATGTGCGCCTGTTGCGCTCGGAATCTGCTTCAGAAGCTCACCACAACGCCTCTCGGCCCGCGCCTGGATTCGGACAGCCATGACACGCAATGTGTCGTCCTTCGCCTGGCGCGCATAACTGGCAAGCG